TAATTAGGCTTCCATGACTATTCAACTGCAATCAAGATGGCAAATGGACATGGCGGCGCACGGCCAAATGCAGGTCGCAAGCGCAAAGTAGAAGAATTAGAGATACACGGTTTACTCTCAGAAGCATGGCCGATGGCACGGCGGCGCAAGGCAATTGCGCGGCTAGCTGATCTCGCAGAGAGCGACAATCGAGCAGCGGTAGAGGCTGGTAAAGTGCTTCTTTCTTATGCTTATGGTAAGCCAATTGATCGCAAAGAGATAAGTGGCCCAGACGGCGAACCGCTGAAAGCCTATGTATCAGTCAGTCCAGACGATTGGAGCGAAGCCGAAACAACGGCTGATTAATCCCTTCAATCCCCTGCCATGGCAGATAGCGCCATGGCGTGATCGCTCGCGCATTCTACTTCTGACTGGCGCAAGCGGCGGCGGCAAGAGCCGGCTTGCCAGTGAGAAGCTACACGGATATTGCTTGCATTATCCCGGCTCCACAGCTCTCATAGCTCGCAAGGTTAAAACGAGCATGGCGGCGGGTACTATTCTGTTCATGCGGCGGAAGATCGTAGGCGCAGATCCGGCAGTGCGCTGGATTGACAGTCCGAAGAACAGGTTCGAGTATCGCAACGGCAGTGTGTTGCAATTCATCGGCCTTTTGGACGATGACGCTCGCGAGAACCTGAAAAGCATCGGGCAAGACGGCGCTGTGGATATTGCATGGATGGAAGAGGCAACGCAGTTTGACGAAGAGGATATGAACGCCATGGCTGCCCGTATGCGCGGGCATGCAGCTCCCTGGCAACAGATTATCCTCACGTGCAACCCCGATGCTCCTACGCATTGGATTAAGCGCCGACTCATTGATGGCGGCGAATCCTCTGTGTACTACTCGAAAGCTGCTGACAATTTTCACAACCCTGCGGACTATCAGAAATGGCTTGCGACGCTAACAGGCATAGACTACGATCGGATGGTCCTTGGCAAGTGGATACAGGCATCTGGATTAGTCTACGATGTCTGGGCTGATCCTGGTAACGTAACTGAACTAGCTGAGTTCACTTCTGATGGCGGGCCGACGCTTCTAGCAGTAGACGATGGATACGTGGGGGAGCGTGACAAAGGTGGATACTTTACAGCAAATAGCCATCCTCGTGTATTCCTTTGGTGTCAATTGCGGCCAAATGGTCAGCTAAGTGTATTCGCTGAGGACTTCGCTGTAAAACGAATGAGTGAGCAACACTTAGAAGATATATTAGGCATGGGATATCCCATGCCTGATTTTGCTGCTGTTGATAAATCCGCTGCCGAATTACGCAACCGGCTTCACGATGCAGGTATTTACACACGTAAAGGGCCGCCAAGTGTCGAAGAAAGCATTAAAGAACTCCGACGATGGATAGCGCCTGATGCTAATGGATTTCGTCGTCTGATCGTTCATCCACGTTGTAAGCATATGCGTATGGAATTTGCAAGTTACCGTTACGATACTCAAACAGAAAAGCCGGTTAAAGCATTTGATCATTCGATCGATGCGATTAGATATCTTTGTTGGGCTTTGCGTTTTGAATAGAGTATTTATGGTATAATAGAAGTCTGCAAGAAAGCCGCCGCAGTGCTGGTTACACTCGACGGCTCTACACCTTCAGGGAGGTGCAGCATGGCTCCTATTGTACCACGTTTTTATGTTTATGTTCTGTGTCGTCCAGATGGAAGGCCGTTCTATATCGGCAAGGGATCGGGTAAGCGTATACGTCAACATGACACTGAGGCGCGCACAAATTGTGATTGTCGCAAATGTCGGGTAATTCGTAAAATTTGGCAAGGTAATGGTGATGTACATCGCTATATCCTACTCGTGACAAACGATGAGCAAGAGGCATTTGCTTACGAATGTGGATTGATTGCGGCTATTGGTCGTGAGCATTTGACTAACGGGACTAACGGCGGGGAAGGTGGTAGCGGTAGGATTGCAACCGACTTTGAGCGACAGTCTAAGCGTAATCGGCGCAAAAGTGATTGGAGTGATCCTGAGTATCGTGCAAAGATGACCTTGAAATCCCAGGAACTCGCGGGTGATCCTGAGTGGCGCGCTAATCTCAGTAGGATGAGTAAGAAACGATATGAAGACGATCCTGATTTGCGTGAGAGAGCAAGCCAATCGCAGCGCAAACGGTACGAAGACCCCGCCGAACATGCGAAACAAAGCGCAGTTAATCATATACGATGGTCCGATCCTGAGCAACGCGCTCGATTAGCTGAGCGCAACCGATCGCCTGAAATGCGAGCTAAGTTAAGTGCTACCCGAAAAGCACAATGGGCCGATCCCGAATATCGTGCTAAAATGCTTGCCCATAGGACGAAGCGACTAGAGGATTAGATGAACTGGCAATACATGTTCTGTTTTGCGGCTGGTTGTGTTATCGGTGCAATCGGCCTTGCAGCGTGGTTTGTCAGTCGAATGCTCAAATGAGAACGAATTTGCTCTTTGCCGCGATAATCATCTTCTTTATCATGCTGATCTTTCTGGCAGTGACAGGCAGGCTATGACAAACGGCACAACAGCGCCATCGGCCATACACGGTGATACATACGAATATCCGTCGTATGGCGGCATACCATTAAGCATCGCTATCCCGTATATGGCCTCTTCGCCGAACTATAGCGACCTGCCGTACTATTGGAGCTGGGCGCGAGATGTGGCCTTGGCCGCAACCGTTCATCGGGAGGATATGTGGGCGGCCGCCGTAAGTCGCACAGCGACCAAGTTTGCGGCGCACGGCTTCACGATCCGCGATAGCAGAGATAGCAAGCGCAAGGTAGCGGCGGCGCAAGCGCTGTTGAAAGAAGCCGATGGTTCAGTCGGGTGGGTCGTTTTCGCTACGAAGGTTATGCAGGACCTGCTGACGACTGACAACGGCATATTCATTCGGTTGCGTCGGGCTGACGATGAGATAGAGACAATCAAGCTCAAAGCTTACGTGCCGCCGTTCGGTGGTAGCGCGCAAACGTTTGATGAGGTTCGCATTACGCGATCCTCGCCAGCGGCCAAGATCACCGGACTGTACCACCTTGATAGTTTGCGATGTGTCAGAACTGGTAATCTTGCCTATCCGGTGCGCTATCAGCCGCTCATGGGCAGCCCGCAGTTGCTTCGATGGGATCAAGTGCTGTGCTATGCCGATCAGACTTCGCCACGTGCTGAGATGCTAGGTGTGGGTTACAGTGCGGCGTCACGATCCTATAAGACGATTAGCAAGCTGGCTGCACTGGAGCAGCTTGTATACGAGTTCATAGCGGGGAAAGGCGCGAATAAAATATCATTTGTGCAAGGAATCTCAGAACCGACATTGAACAGTGTGATCAAGGCTGGAGAGCAGAGCGCCATAGCCAAGGGGCTAATCTACTACCTTGGCACAATTGTCGGCGCTATCCCCGGCGATACTCCACTGAGCCTGACTGAAATCCTCTTAAAGCAATTGCCTCAAGGCTTTGAGCCAAAGCAGATTCAAGACAACGCTTACCTGATCTATGCCAATAACATTGGCATTCCAGTTCAGGATATTCAGCCGTTATCCGGCCAAGGCCTAGGCACTGGCACGCAAACCGTCATCTTGCAGGAAGCCGCACAAGGCATCGGTGCGCTGCCGGCCTTCCTCAAATGGTGGGAGCAGACGTTCTCAGATCGTGTGCTACCCGCTACCACCGAACTAAGCTTCGACGATGACAACGACGTGCGGGATCAGAAAGCGCGTGCTGACGTGGCGCTCGTGCGCGCTCAGATGCGCGCCGCACGGATCGCTTCTGGCGAGATTACGCCGGCGGTTGCGCGCCAGCTGGCCGCCGATAGCGAGGATCTGCCACAAGAACTGCTAGCCGCAGACGCCACACCAGGCGGCCAAATATCAGACGATGAGAAGCCGGTCAGTGGAGATCAGATCAATCAGCAGGCGCTAGACCTAATGCAGAGCCTGCCGACAAGCGCGCCTAGTCAGCAGCCGACAATGGCAAAGAGCTACGATCCGTTGTTCGCTGCCGAGCTTGCCATAGCGCGCAAGCTTGCGAAATGGAGTGAAGAATGATAATAGTAGGATTAGGATATAGTGTGGCTGCGCTAGTGATGGCGGCATTCGACACAGCGATCGATTTGATCCGCGACGTTTGGGATGATCTTGTCGGTGGTGCGGCGGGCATAGAGGCCGCCGCTGATAAACTGTTTGACG